GTGCGAGCGTCCGCATTCCACGACAGGACACCCCAGACGGCGGTCGCGCCACCAGAGACCGCGCGGCGGCTCGGCGAGACCGAGACGTTCGCGGGCGTGGGGACGACGTTGACCGGTGCCGGCGCGTTCGGCAGGGCGGGGCGTGCGGGCTCCTCTGTCGCCGGGTTCCACGCGTAGGCCTCGGGCGAGATCGACGTGAAGCCGAGCGTGCAGCCCGTCATCGCGGCGTCGAGGCCGAACGACGTCAGCGTGCAGGGCGTGTCCATCATCGGCCCGACGTCGGCATCGCCGAGCGGATCGAACACGATGCGGGCCGTCTCCTGATCCAGAGCGTCGAGGGCGGCAAGCGTCGTGCGAGTCGAGCCGCGCCACTGCGGATTGTCCTTGGCAAACTTGATCTTCGCGAGCCGCGCCGCCTGCGTCCACGAAGGCACCATGGCGAGGTCGAGCGCTTGGTCGATCACCCCAACCTGCGCCTGCGAGATGAAGTCCTGCCGCGCCTCTACCTCGGTCGGCTGATAGAAGTTGCCGGGCTCCGTGTAGGAGACCTTCAGGAGGTTGTAGGCGTCGAGGCGGTCGTTGCCCTGTGTCAGGTCGGCGGCGATAATCTGCTCCGTCGGGATGTTCACGAGGGGCGCCCGGTAGCGCCCGCCGCGGATGCCGATAAGCCCGGTCGGCCCGCGCACGAGATGCCCGTCACAGGTCGAGAGCATGCGGGCGAGCACGTCCTTGGGTGCCTCGTTGAGGGCATAGGTGCCGCCGAGGCGGTAGCGGGGTTCGGTCGTGCTGTCCTTGCGCGTGACGGTCTCGGCGCAGAGGCCGTGGAAGTCGGCGAAGCTCGGCACGTCGATGCGAGAGCGGGAGAACCGCATCCCGTCGCGGTGGCGCAGGTAGTCGAGGATGCAGTCGCCCGCGATTTCCGACCACGCCCAGGTCGCCTTGTTGTCCGGGTCCTGCGCGCCGTTCGTCGGATCCCAGACCTTGGCGCCGCGCACGAGGAAGCGCAGGGGTGTGGCGTAGCTTTGAGGGTAGACGATCTGCTGCTCTTCCCGCTTCACGCCGAAGAACACGACGACGACGTGGGCGAGCCCGCGCAGGCGGTGGTCGGCGGTCCAAATGCCTGGGAACTGCTCCAGCAGCGTCTTCGCGGCGACCTGATCGTCGGTGCCGTAGTAGGGCTCGAAGTAGACCTTGCCCGTCTGCGGGAAATCCTGAACCGTGCCGCCGGCCTCGCCCAGGCTCGTCACCGTCTTGCGGTCGCCGATGTAGTAGCCCTCGATCCGATCGATCTCGCGGGCGGAGAGGATGATGCCCTGGAACAGAGCGCCGTTGCGGGTCTCGAACAGGTAGCGCGAGCCGCCGACCATCGTCCGGCCGTAGACACAGATCCGCGGCCCCATCGCTTGGTTCAGGACCGACTGCTGCGTCTCGTTGCGCTGCTTGGGCTGCTGGCCAAAGGCCGATTGGAACAGCAGCGAGCCGCCCACCAAAGCCGTCGTGCCAACGATGGTGGACAGCGAGATACCCGCGACCGCGTATGCTCCGACCACAGCTCCCGTAGTAGCGGAGGCCGTCACGGCAGAGATGATGGCGAGGCCGATCGTCTCTGCCATCAGACGATCCAGGCCTGCACGGGGGTGGCGGGTACGATCACAAGCCCATCCTTGGTCTTGATCGCCCACTTCTGGCCGGCGCAGATGGCCAGGAGGGGCGCGTTCAGAAACTCGACGAGGCCGACATCGCCGGCTTCGGGTGCATCTGTAGTCAACAGTCCGGCTCGCGCCGCGAGGTGAGCCGCCAGGGCTGGCAGGCCGCCCGCCTGGTGCAGGATGCGTCCGCAGGCCAGAGCGGTGCCGTAGGTGCCACGCAGATGCTCGGCCGGGTCGATGCCGCGCTCGGCCTTGATCCACTCGCAGGGCCAGAGGGAGCAATCGCGCTGCCCCCAGACGAACGGGAGCCCGGCGCCCTCCCGCAGGAAGGCGCTAAGCCGGGCGAGACGGTCGCCGGCAGCCATCACGTCGGCCAGTTGATCGCCTTGTTCGGCAGGCTACCGACGAGCTCAAGCCCGCGGTCGCCGGGGAAGCGCGCCTGCTGATCGGTGTCGTTAAGAAAGCCGAAGGGCGGCTTATTGCGCCCCGCCCAAACGTTCTCAGCGGTTACGCTGACGGCGAACCGACCCTCGCCGAGCGCCCGGTACGTCATCACGTCGAGGATGCCGGACCAGATCTCCACGGGGGCATCGAGCAGGGTCCAGTCGTCCGCGTAGAACTGGACCAGCACGCGAACGTCCCGCCCCTTCACCAAGGCCGACTGCTGCCGGGCGAGCGCGGCCACGCGGACATCGACGCCAGACAGCGTGAAGGTCGCCACCGGTGCCGTCGTCCCAATCGGCACGTCCAGCCCGTCGATGTTCGCCATCGCGCCGGTGCCGTCCCAGACCTGACCGTCGGCGGTACGGAGGGGGCCGTGCCCCATCCAGTACCAGCCGGGCTGACCGAGGAAGTCGAAGTGCGCCAGCACCGCAGGCCGGACGGTCAGCCCGGCCGCTGCGGCGGCTTGCACCGCGGAGAGAAAGGCCATCAGCCGTAGCGGCGCAGATGGGCTTGCATGCGAGCGGACGCCCCCTTGTCGTGTTCGTGCAGCGCGCCCGCGATCATCGCTTTCATCGCCGGCTCCTGCTGCGCCTGGATCTCAGGCAGCAGCCACGAGACGATTTTCCGCTTGAGCCAAGCCATCAGCCGTACCTCCGCTGGATGTCGCGCACACGGCCCGGCAGTGAGGCTGCGAACTGCCGGTTGTTCTCGTCGACCACGGCGGCCAACTGCTCCGGCGTCACGCCATTGGCCGGGGTGACGTTGTAGGTCGGCGCGTGGGTGATGGAGACCGGGCCGCCGTTGCTGTTGGCCGCGCCCCCGCCCTGCATCGCCACCGGAATGCGTCGGCCGTCCGGTAAGGGCACGTAAGCCTCGTTCATGCCGCCTTCGGCGATGATCGCGGCATGCGGAGCCGTGGCCACACCGCCCATGCCACCCGTTCTTAGGGACATGGGGCCGAGCGGGGTCATGATCCCGCCGTCAGCGAACCCGAAGAAGCTCCCGATGCTGGCGGCGATGCCGCCGAGACCGCCGGCCGCGGCGCCTCCCTTGCTCCCGGCGCTGAACAGGCCGGAGACGAGGGAATCGGTCAGTCCGTTGATGGCGCGGTCCGCAAGCCGCCCGAGCACGTTTCCGAAGGCGCTGGCCGCATCCGTGCCGCGGCGCAGGTCGGTCACGAACCCGCCCATGGCATCGGTGACGGCCGCCTTGCTCTCGAACAGTCGAGCGTTCGCCTGCGTCTCTTGGATGATGTACCTGGCGTCCTCTGACGTAGTGCTTCCGATCCGGCTGCGGGCCTGCGCGTAGGCCGACTGCTCGATAGCCGTGCGGCCCAGCTGTTCGCGCTCAAAGCCGACATCGGCAGCGAACTGCGTCAGCTTGATCTGCTGTGCAACGCTGGTCGTCTTCGCGGCGAGGTCCTGGATCGATGCGGCCAGGGCTTGGCTCGGGGGCACGCCCGCGTCCAGCAGAGCGTTGTAGCGCTGGGCCGCAAGGCTTGCCGTCTCCATGGCAGCGCCGTTCCGGCCGTAGTTCTGGGTGACGTTGGCGAGCTGCTGCTGCTGGTCGCGTAGGGCACGATTGTACTCGTCCTGCTGCCGGACTTGCGCCGTCGCAGATGGGTCGCCGAGCTGGCCCGCGTCGCGCATCACTTTCGCGGCATAAGCCTCGTTGACGCCCGGCTTGTTAGATCCTCGATAGGCCATGATGGCCTTCGTCAGATCACCGTCGTTATCGGCCAGCTTCATCGAGAGCACGCCAAGGATGCCCTCGCCCATCGTACCGCGATTCATCCGATCGAAGCCTGGCGGGAGAAAGCCGCGGCGCACTGCATCGGCGGCCGTGCCGCGGGTGATTTGACCTAGCCCGTAGGCCGAGGATGGGCGGCCATCCTCGCCAAGCGACTTGGAGTAGCCGATATCGAGATTCCCCTGCGACTCCGGCCCGGTGATCGCTGCGGCAATTCCGACCGGAATGCGCGCATAACGCGGGTTCTGCGATGCTGTGAGGAGCTGCTGCTGGACCTCCTTGGATAGACGCGAAAAAGCGCCGCCGGATTGGGTTTGCTCGAGCGATTGCGTCTTGCGGATGGTGTCGAGTTCGATGTCGCGGGCGCGGCGGAAGCTATCGCGCTCCAACGCGGCACGCATCTCCTCGTCACGCTGCTGGGTCAGCTTGTAGAGGTCTTGGAAGTTGAGGCCGGGCTGGTTGAGGCGGGCGTTGAACGAGGACTCAAGGGCCGAAGCTGTTGGTCCGTTCGGATCAAGCTGGCGGGACTGCAGCCGCTCCTGATAGGTTTTCTCGGCCTCCGCGGCGGACCGCCCGGCGGGAGTAAAGCCCACGACGCGATTACTGAACTCGGCCGCCCGAGTTGCTGCAGCTGCCGCAGCAGACCCAAACCGGGAAATGTCCTCGGCCATCGTCTTCAGCGTTTGGCTGATCCGGGCGAACGCGGCCTCGGTCTGCCCGAGAGCGCCGCCTTCCAAGCCGAAGCGAACTGGATCAGAGATGGCCCGACGGACACGCTCGACTTGGTTCTGAAGGCGCTCGAACTCCTGCTGTTCGGGTAGGAGCGAGCGGATGATGCCGCCAAGCTGCGCCGAGCGCTGCGCACGCTGCGCACGCTCAAACACAGCGTCGCGCGCCTGGGTGCGCTTCGTCAGCTCTTCGACCTGACCCTCGAAAGCCGAGATGCGCGGGTCGATCACAGCCTGTCGATAGAAGCGGTTCGATCCCTCGGCCTCGCGACGCGCCTCGGCCAAGGCATCCTGCGCCGTCTTCAGCCGGGTATCGAGGTCGCCGCCCGTGACGGCGCGATCCACACCTTCGCCGAGTTCGTCCCACCGATTGGCGACCCACTCCGTGATCCGGCCCCAACCGGTCGTCTGCTCAGCAAGGCCGCGCGTGCTATCGCGAACGGCGTCCAGCAGTCGCTTTTGTGCACCGAGACGATCACCCTGCGCGTCCATCTGCCGGACACTCTCGGCCTGCGCGTCCGTGAGCAGACCGTAACGCTGGGACAAGTCGCCAGCGCCGCGCGAGACATCGCCGAGCGCTGCCGCCAAGGCCGCCGCACCCTCGGACTGATCCACCCCAAGGAACTTCGAGAAGTCGCGCGTGACGCCGAGCGCGTCGCCGAGCGCGGCACCCCCAACACCACCGGTGCCCGCATACATCGCCGCGATCTCGCGGGCGGTCCCGCGAGACATGCCACCCACGCGAGCCTGCGCGTCTGCCAGCGCGTTGACCTGCCCGATGGTCACCCCGGCCACTCGCCCGAGACCGCCGAGCGCCTTCTCCGTCTCGGCCTGAGCGCTGCGATAGGTCGCGAAGGCGAGCGTGCCAGCAGTCGCCGCAACCGTAAGGCCTCCAATTCCGATGCCGACAGGGCCGATCTTATTCAGGAAGCCGCCGAGCGCCTCCGTCGCCTGAGCGAAGGCGCCCTTCACGCTGGCGCCGCCTGGGCCCGCGAACACCTGCGCAATCTGTGGACCTTGCTGCAGGGCGATCATGCTCAGGGGCGAACCCGACCCGAGTTGCGCGGCGATGTCGCCGCCCTGGTAGAGGAGGTTTGTCGCCTCATCCTGCCGCAGGCGGCGTCCGGCTGTATTCTGATTTGCAGCCGAACCCACGCCCGGACGGAGCGGCACTGAACCATCGGAGGACAAGCTTCCGAGCCGCCCTGACGGTGTCAGCAACCGCGAGTTGGCTTCGCCCGCGGCCCCGAGGTTACGCCAAGCCGCAGCCATCTTGTCGGCCGCCGATGTGGTGGTAGCGAACCGGGCCTGGATCTGCGCAAGGGTGCGCTCGTAGGCCGTGTTGTCGATGACCCCCTGCTGCATGGCGCGATCTACCGTCCGCGTGGCGCGCTCCATCGCGAGCTGCGAGCGGTAGTTCGCGTCGACGCTGGCACGCACTCGGTCGTAGGCTGACGCGGCAGAAAGCTGCCGTCGAGCGGATTGCTCAGTGACGGTTGCCGCCTGCTCCGTCGCCTGCGCAAGGTTCGCCTGCGAGGCGGCGGCAGCATCAGCGTCGGAGCGGAAGCGATCAGCCCCTTCGGACTGATAGCGAACGCTGACCGTGCGGATGGTGTTGAGAGTGGCCATACAAGGCACCTCACGGCGGAGATGAATGGATGAAGTGGATTTTGCTTTGGACAGCGGTGACCGCTCAGGGCGGCGTCACCAGCGGAACCGCTCAATTCGAGAACGTCGAGGCGTGCTTCAAAGCAGAGCAGACGGTCGCCGCAACCATGTCCTCTGCCTCAAAATCTATGGAAGTTAAGGCGACTGTTGATACGTACTGCGTGAATGTCGAGACAGGCGCTCGGAAATCTTACCAGTCCTCAAAATTTTGACGTTCAGCCCTGCGGCCGGCGAGTGTTAGACGATATCCAGCCCTCGCCGGCTGTGAGATTTCGCTGACGCTCATCTCCTCCAATCACACCCCACTGCACTCAGAACGAGCGCGGCTCGGGTTGATGCTGCCCGTTCTCCGTAGGCGTCGGCAGGAAGCTGCGGCACGTAAAACAGCTTGCCCCGATCAAGAGCGACCGGAAGCGCCGACATCGCGACGAGACTGGGATCTTCGTCCGGCCACAACTCCACATGCACCCTGTTTCGTTCGACCCGAAGCCACTCGGAGTATGCCAGGAGCAAATCCCTCGTGATGGGCTCGGCCACAGCGGATGGCGATCCGGTCAGGCTGACTGCACCGCCGATGAGCGGCAGGGCGGCGAGCGCCTGAAGAAAGCCGCGCCGCTGGGGCTCGGGTTCGGTGCGCATCGCCCGAATAGCGCGGGTGACAGGGCCGTGAAGTTCGGGCGCAAATGTGCTATCGCTGGCGAAGGCCATCGGGATTTCTCCAGAAAATCTCGGGGGTTCGATGGCCCGGCGGAAGCTCGTACCTTCCCGCCGGGCCGCTTCGTTTTCAGGCGTTGCCCGGCTTGTGGCCCGCCTCGTCGGCCTGCAGCTGATGCCTGATGTGCTCAAGGCCCTTCGGGGTCACCCGGACCTCGACCGCCTGTTCAAGCCGCCCGTCCGGATACTGAAGAAGCACCGGGCGTTCGAGCATCAGGCCAGCGGCGATAATGTGAGGTGCCACCCGATCCTGATAATCGTTGCCTCCGGCATCCTTGCCGCTGGCATCGACCTTGATGATGCTCGGGAGCGCCATTACTCGCCCTCGCCGATATTGAGCTGTACGTTCAGCATCTGCGCGAGCTTCACGAGACCAGCCATCTTGAAGCGCACCGACTCGCGAGCGGCCTCTGTCCCATCCGGCTTCGTGTAGGTGTCTACCTTGTGGGTGAGGTAGCCGGCCTTCTCCTTGTCAGCATAGCCAAGCAACTGGTTGCTGCCACGCTGCCGAAAGCACCACCGGTTCTGCTGCACGAACTGGACGAACTTGCGCTCGGGCATCGACACGGCCTTCGCGGACTGCCTCACGCCGAAACTGCCCTCCGTTCCAGCAAGGAGGTCCAGCGCCTTCACATCCTTCTGCATCACGGCCATGTCGCGTTTCATGTCCTCGATCTGAAGCGCGTAGCCCTGAGTGATCGCGAGAAGCTGCTTGGGGTTTGCAAGGAGGTCGTCCGCCGTCACGCTGGCCGCGCGGTATCCGCCCGTTTTCCTGATGGACGGGAGCACGTCCTCGAACACCCACCGCTCAAACCGCTCGGCAGCCGGCAGGTTGCTCTTGACGATGAGGCGAAGCACGTCCGGCTCGGCCAGGACACGGAGATCCTGCACTCCGCCCGCCGTCTGCAGGGGGTGCCGTTTCGTTACCCCCTTGCAGTGATCATTCATCGCCTTGTTCGGGTTGGTGTAGCCGAGCTGTTCGGCAACGTCCTTGCCGACGAAGTGCGCTTCGCCGTCGATCTCTACGACGCGGACGGTCGCGCCTTCGAACTCGTAGGGCACAAGGCCCCTTCCCATGCTATTGTCGGTCATCTGCGGCTGCTCCTTAGCCGTGGACTGCGGAAGCGCCTTGCCGGGCGCGGTCGTGGGAACCGGCGGCGGGGGTCGTGTCGCCAAACTCTCCCCCCGTCGCCGGCCTTTCGCCTTCACCGAACGCCTGCGCGAGGTGATGGACGATTTCGTTGTTCATGCTGCGGTGATTGCGCTTGGCGGCATCGGCGATCCGATCGCGCATGCCGCCCGGCATTCTGATGATGAACTTGTCCAAGTCCCTGCTTGAGAAACTGCGGGACACCGGCTTTCCTCCAATATTGGCGCGTCGCAGCGCCGATGAAGAGAAGGTGGCACAGTGCCACTTCCGCAGCAAGCGCAAAGTGGCACCGTGCCACCATTCATCTACGGGCACCGTGCCAGTATGGATGCGACATGAGCGCAGACACACCCGCCAAGGATCAGGACAAGTTCGTCCTTCGTCTGCCAGACGGCATGCGCGACCGCCTCAAGGCCGCCGCCGAGGCGAACAAGCGCAGCATGAACGCTGAGATTATCGACCGGCTTGAGCTTACCTTTGATCTCGCTTCGGAGGTGATGTCTGATCCTGCTCAGGTTTTGATGGAGCAACTAAAGAAGAGCGACGAGAAGCAGGACGCTGCGCGCCGGGAATACGAGGCTGCTCGCCGGGAATACGAAGAGGCGAAACTTGCTGCGGAGAGACAGGCGAGGAAAACAGCGGAAGTCGAGACCATACTTGCACATTTCCAAGACGTTATCGCCTTGATGCAGGCAAACAATGATGAGGAACGAGCAAGGCTCAGGGCCCGGCTGAGCGAAAAGACTGCCGAGGACCCTGAGCATCCCTAGGTGGACCGTGCGGCCTCGCCCTAAATACCGCCCTTCTTCGCGTGCCGCCGCAGCAGGCCTCGCACGCCCTTGACGTCGTTCATCGGCGTCTCGTTGACGATGTGGCTGGCTGCCGTTGGCGCCCGAATACCGAGGTATTCCGCGTCCATCTCTCGGATGACGGTACGGAACCAGTTGGTCGCATCTCCGACAAGTCCGTGATCCCGAGCGAACAGCCGGATCGCGGTGTAGGGGATGCGACCCTCGGCGCCGAAGCCCATCGGCCGCTCTGTCGTCAGCTCCCAGAAGGCATCCCAGAGGAAGCGGGCGCCGTAGGCTAGGAGTGGGCGGTCGAGGTAATCGACGGGGAGCGGGCGCCCCTTTTTCTCAAGCCGGTCGATGTGCTTGCGCTGGGGGCTCCACTTCAGGTGCCAGCGCAAGCACTCGATCAGTTTCCCGCGACGGCCTGGACCTGATCTTCGGTGAACTCCTCGACGCGGGCGGCGGCGAGCGAGACGGTGTCACGGAACGGCCGGCAGTCGGGGTCGGACAGCAACTGCGCCGCCGTCTCCTTGGTGTACGGGATCGGCTGGCCCTCGTCGTCGGTCAGCCCGTCCCAATCGAGCAGGATCGCGTCGACCATAGCCTTGACCATGATCTGCTCGCGGATGTGCGGGAGCGGGGCGCCGTCGCGGCGGCCGCCTTCGCGTTGCTCGCGGGAGACCTTCGACGCCTCGCGCGAGGTGATGGCGCCGAAGTCCGCGTTCGAGAAGCCGCGGACCTTGAGCCGCAGGTCGTCCATGCCCGGAAGGTCGCCCACCCAATCGCCCGTCTCCGCGCGGGCCGAGTTCACCTTGAGGTTCTTGAGCTTCATCGTCGTCTCGATCGTTCAGGGGCGGATGGGTGGGGCTTTCGGGGCGAGCCCGGTCAGGTCGGGTCGACGGAGATGATCGCGGAGTCGATCCCAAGATTAAAAGAGCGCCTTATGACGTTGTCCGCGCTGCCGACGTTGTTGCGCTTCGACATGACCAGGGCGCGGAAGTAGTCGATGCCGTCAGTGCCCCCGGCGGTCAGCCGATCTGGATAGGTGACCTTGAAGGCGTACTTGCTGTTGGTGCCCTCGGCGGCGATCAACGCATCTTGACCGGCGTCGCTCGGATCGCGGGCCACGGTCAGCGCGAGATTGCCGGCGTCGCGAGTGCCCTTGGCCTTGCGCACGCGGCCGTCATTCAGGGACGAGAAGTTCACGGCGTTCGACTCGTCGCCGAACTCGCCCAGGCTCTCGACGAGGCCGATCTCGGTCCACGTCAGGGCGGAGAACTCGGCCTCGGTGTCAGTGGTCGCCGGGACGCTCGGACCAATGAAGATCTTCGCACCGGTCGCGGTGGTGATGTCGCCTGCCATGGGATGTCTCCGGGGAATGGGCCGCTGCGGGCCAAGGCACCTCGCCCGCAGCGAGGGATGCGCGACCGATCAGCCGTAGAAGCCGGTGCTGTCGGTGAAATCGAACTGGAAGGGGACGGCGAAGCTGAGGGCGAAGTACATGCCCTCCTCGTTGCGGTCGTCGATCACAGGCGAGGACGGCGCGAAGGTCTGGACGCCGTCGAACTTCTTGTTGCGGAACAGGGCCGCGAGATCGTCGGCCAGCGTCAGCCCGGCCGCCGTCTCGGCGCCGCGCTGCGCGTTCACGATGAAGCGGATGGCACCTTCCTCGCGATAGTACGTGCCCGCGAGATCCATCGTCGTCGTGTTCGCGACGGGGTACTGCACCTGCACGAAGGTCGAGCCGTCTTCCGGCGTCTCCCCCTGAAGGTTGATGCCGAAGACCGGGCAGGCGCTGAAGCGCTCCTGCAACCGGGCCTCGACCGCATCAACGACGGCTTTCTTCGCCATGGCTACTCGGCGCCCGGCTCGAACACCTGACCGTCCTCGTAGACGATCTTGGCAACCCGCTTCCGCGCGCCGGACCGCGGGTCGTAGACGAAGAACACTGGTCCGGCCTGCAGCTTCAGCCTGACGAGAGAAAGCGTCAGCCGCGCTTCGATCGGCGCGTCGGGCCGGATCGCAACGTCCGCCTCGATCACGCCTGGGATCGGAGCCCCGGTCTCGGCATCGGTGATCGCGATGCCGGCCGCCGTGCCTCCGCGGCTCTCAATGTTCACCGTCTCGAATTTCATGCTCACCACCTGCCTGGATCAAGTGCGATGCAGGGCTGGCGGGTCAGCCAATCCTGTTTGGCCGCGGTCCGGCCGCTGCGAATGCGCTTGGCGAGATCCTGCGCGCTGGCGCTCTGCGCCCACTCGCCGACCGCACCGCCGGGGAACGACCGGTAGGAGAAGCCGACGTAGGCGATGTTGCCGAACCGGCGCTTCGCCATGGCCGCGACCGACTGATAGACGCCGTCAGGCGCCTGCGGGCTCTGGCCGCGCTCGATCTTACGGGCGTAGGGCTGTGCGTTCAGGACCACGTACCCCTCGGCGGGCGGCGGACGGTTCGGGTTCTCGAACTCGACACCGTCGGCGAACCAGACGTGGCTCCGCGCGTACCGCTCCGTCCGCACCGGCGAATGGATGATGAGTTGCTCGTCGATCCACTCGATCACATCGACCAGCAAGTGGAACTCGAACAGCACCGTGGACCGGCCCGTAATGCCGGTGAGGCTCGTCGTCTTCGCGCCGTCCACGAAGGTGTCGTGATCGGGCATGTAGCCGAGGGCCGCCCGGTTGGTCTCCTGCGCCTCCTGCAACGCCGCGCGGGCCGCTCCAGCGAGCATCACGCTCTGCGCCTCGGGCGACAGGGCCTCGTCAGCCATCAGCGCGATGTCGCGGGCGATCGGATCGAGGCGCGCGATCGTACGCCGGGCCATCAGCCGCGGACCCAAAGCTCGTGGCGGACGATTACGCCGTTGATGCGCACCGGGTTGGCGCCCTCGATATTCCGCAGCCGTCCGTCGATCAGGAGCTTGTCGAGCCGCTTGGCGCCGGCCGCGAACGGCGTGCCGCCTAAGACGCTCGGCGACAGCACCACCTGGCTATCGGTCTGCTGAACGCCACCCGCCAGCTCCTCGGGCCGGTAGCCGCGCACAAAGGCTCGCACCGTCGCGTCTGCCGATCCGTCCGCAGCCGCGCCGTTTTTGCGCAGGGACACCGCCTGACCGTGCCGCGCGATCTGCCGGTCGAGCGCAGCGATTGCCTGAGTCGGCGTCACGCGAAGGCCATCCGCCGGTACTGCGCCAAGGTCGCCTCGGCTTCCGGGTGCGGCAGCGAGGCATTCGCACCCTGCACGTAGTAGGAGAACGAGCCGACGCCCTCCACGTCCTCGCTTTTGACCATCATGTCTCGGCCCGAAGCCGATGCGGCTGCGCCGACGAGCTGGATCACCGCCCGTTCGACGTCGGCCGGCAGATCGGGCGCTGTCGTGGTCGCGGGATCGCCCCGCTCCTCGCCCGGCAGAAGCCAGCCCGCCTCGTACTCGACCGTCACCGCCCGGCCGATCCAGGCCTGCGGCTCGCCGTTGACGAGATGGCGCAGGTAGAACAGCGAGACCGGGTGCGCGGGTTGCTCCGCAAGCTCGTAGGCGGCTGGCGCCAGGGTGAGGCTGTCGACCTTCACGGCCAGGATCTGGATGGCGGGGGCACGCGATAACAGGAGCCCTTCGGCATCCTCATCGCAACGGCGGCGCCAGTCGATCTCGAAACGCTCGCGTACGGTCTCGCGGCCGAAGGTGCGGCGGCAGAACGAGGCGGCTGAAGCCGACGCCTGGGCGATGAAGCGTCCGACCTGCTCGTTCGTCGGGACGCCGCCGGACAGGCCGAGATCGGCGCGCACGTTCGCGGCCGTCGTCAGGTCGCGCGCCTTCGCCGGGGTGATGACCGTCAGGCTCATCGATTCACCGCATAGACCGCGACAGGGATGGAGTAGGTTGCGAGCGCGGCAAGCGCCGGCACCGCAAGGATGACGCGCAGCGTGTTCGCCGCGGTCGGAAAAGCATGGTGCACGGCGTACCCGTTCAAGGAGGCCGCGCCGGCAGTCGGGATCACGAGAAGCAGATCCGTGGTCAGCGCGCCGGTACAGGGCACGCTGTCCCGCACGCGGATGCCCGCGCTCAGCGCCACGACGATGGTCTCGGCGACCGTCGTGTTGCAGACGAGCACGAGGCCCTTGCCAGCGGGCCCCTGCGGGCCGGCGGGGCCGGTAGCGCCCGCAGGTCCGGGCACGCCATCAGCCCCCTTGGGCCCTGCCTCGCCGCGAGGACCTGCTGCTCCCGCAGGGCCCACAGCACCCGCGCTGCCAGGAAGACCCGAAGATCCGGGTAATCCTTGGGGTCCGGCATCGCCCTTCTCCCCCCTTTGGCCTTGCGCACCTGCCGGCCCAGCCTCGCCCTGCAGACCCTGCGGCCCGGCCGGGCCTGTGCGCTGAACGCCATCGCCCATCATCGGGCTCGACGAGCGGAACGCGCCCTCGGCAGGCGCGGCGAGCGCCAGGGCGGCGCAGAGGACGAGTGCGAGCGCGCGCATCAGCTGCCCCGCCCATACTGAAGCTCGACGCTGCAATCGCCGGTTGGTGGAGCCATCGCGATCACCGAGACGAACCGCGGCTCGCTGGTGCCGAGCACTTCCGATGAGCGCGCCATGAAGCGGGTGCCTGTGGTCAGCGTCACGCTCTCCGACATGCTGCCAACCTTCCGGATCCGCACATCGACGTTGCAGGGGTTCACGAAGCGATAGGCGTTCGCGTCCGCCGGCTTTGTGATCTCGAACTGCTTCGCGGTGGTGGTGATGCCGCTGAAGATGATCGGGTCGCCATTGCCCGAGCGGCTGAACGGCATCTGCATGACGTTCATCGGCGAGAGCATGCCGCCGCACGGCGCGGCGGTGCGTCCCTGGCCCGTAGCGCAATTCAGCACCGTCCCCTGGAGGATGGAGCCGTTGCCCTGCTGATACCAGAACGTCTCGACCGAAGACTGCGCCTGCGCCGGGGTCACGGCCAGCGCGAGGATCGTCCAGATAGCAAGCCGCTTCATATCGGCCTCGCTTTAAAGGGGGTGGGTCAGTTCGTCTGCGGCGCGTTGATGCCGGGGATTGGTGAAAAGCCGCGCGCTTGCGGAAGCAGCATGCGCAGGTCCAAGCTCACCAGAACGACATCGGCTGCGAGATTAGGAAAATGAGGCGACGCGTGCCCCGGCAAAAGAACTGCATCTTTTGTGGGGCCGCCCCCACCACGAAAGAGCACCTTTTTCCGAAATGGTTTGATCGCGCCGAGTGGAAGGGGCTAGCACCAGGCGTTGTGCAGTCGCGGTATTGGGGGGCGTCCACCGAAAGCCGAACGGAGCATTCGGAGAAGCAGGGCCGGGTCTCTTCAGAGACTTTTTCAGTCGCCTGCAAGACATGCAACAATGGCTGGATGAGCAGGGTGGAGGAAGAGGCAAGTATTTCGTTTAAAGGGATGATTGCCTATCCCGATTTTTCTCTCAGCACCCAACTACAGATATCGTTGGCTCGATGGGCTTATATGAAGCACATTGTTCTATCCTATGATGACCCTGATCATGTGTTCACGGCACCTGCCGACCGAACGGGTTTCATGACCACGCGCAGTATAAAAGAGGATTACGAACTGCACTTGGGCAGGATAGAAAAAAATGAATGGTCACCCGGCTATGGCCTCAGAACCGGAATGATACTCCGTCTAGATGAGATGGAAATCGACGGAAAGGGAAAATACTCTATATCGAGCCTTGCCATCGCACTTAACGATATATTCCTCTTCTCGTGTTTCTCTCAGGGCGGGCCGGATATCTTCTCCCTCGAAGACAACTTCAAGCCTTTCCTTGCGCGTGTTTACCCATCTCCGATGGATGGTCTTATTAGAACGTGCCCGATCATCACCGATCATGTGGCAGACCTTATCACAAATGCCCTACCTCGGCGCATCGCAACTTTGTCCTAAGGCACGAGATCCGCTTAATTCACCTGCGGCGCGTTGATGCCAACCGCGAGCAGCGCAGGCCGGATGTCCGATGCATATGCGCTGGCGATCCAGTCCTGCACGTTTGGCTGGGTCGCCTGCTTCACGATCTGGGCGGCCATAATGCCGGCGGCCTCCGCCGAGCCCATGTGCGCCACCTCCATGCGGAGCGCGCCGAAACCGGTATGTGCTGCCGAGCAAGCGAAGGTCGCGAACAGGTTGGTGCAGTCGGCCGCCTGAGGCGTCAGGTACTCTGCCGCGATCGGCGCCTGCTTGGGCGTTTTCGTCAGAGTGACGAAGATGTTGCCCTCGCAAATTGTGCGGGGCGTTCCCGTCGAGGTGTCGGCGAACCGGCGCACAGAGTGCGAGTCGATCGCGTAGGACAGCGGGCCGACAGTGTTGGTCGAGCGCGGCGCCGTGCCTGTGGCGGCGGTGATGTCGGTGTGATTGAGGATCAGCATTCCCACCATGCGCCGCGCTTCGCGCACGTAGAGCTGGCTCATCCAGTTCGGTGTGTCGTTCTCGTGCGGGTCGAGGTAGTGGTCGTTCGCCAGCCCGAAGGACGCCGCGTCGCTGGCGATGACGGCCGGGATGCGGCTGTCGCCCGAGTAGGCCAGGAAATACCACATGCCGCGCTGGAAGTTCTCCTGCCACTTCCAGAAGATCTCGCGCTCGGCATAGGTAGCGACGGCATAGTTGGCGCTCGGGCTGGCGACGCCCGCAGCCTGCATGATGTCGGCCCACCCGGCGCCCCAATTCGCGCCGAACGTGTCGATCGAGAACCCGTTGTTCGAGTTCAGGTCGAAATAGTTGCCGATGGTGTTGAGGATGTAGAACAGGCCGATGTTGTACTGATCCGTCCCCGGCGTCGTACCGATCCCCACCGCGGTTTTGCCCGCGGCCGTCAGGGCGCCGAAGTAGCGGCCCAGCAGTTCATAGGTCAGGGCGGAGTAGCCCGGCGGCGGCGAGCCGGCGGTGACCAGCGGGGCAGCGCCCGCCTTCAGCGCGGCGTTCGTCGTCACCGTGGTGCGGAAGCAGTAGGCCTGTATCGCGCCATCGGCGGCATCGAGCGTACCAGCGCCGCCAGCCTGGACGCCCGGCAGAAGCCCTGACCCGGCGTTGCCCGCCGTCCGGTACGGATCAACGTTCAGGATGGTGGTATGGCCCCCGCCAGTGACCGGTGTGAACTGGTGATCCGAAAGGCCCGCCGACGCGGTGGTGTAGGGTTGCGTCGCCCGGTTGCCGTTGAAGGGATTGGCCGTCGTTTTGGCCTCGCGGCCGACCGTGAAGGTGATGCCCGCCGCGGCAAGCAGATCACCTTCATAACCGCTGTCGATGAAAAGATTGGCGCTGACCGTCTGCCCAAGCGTCGTGGCGAAGCTAGTCAGGCGCTTGGTGGTCACGTTTTTGGTCGCAGTCACCACGCCCTTCGACCAATGCTGGTTGATGCGGAATTTGCGGATCAGGAAATCGAAGAACAGTAGCGCAGTCTTGCTGCTGATGGCCTTCGAATTGAGGTCGCCCTTGCCGTCGTACTCCGCGCACCACGCCGCATAATCGCGCCCCATGGCGCCGAACACAGTCAGATCGGACGCATCGACCGCGCCGAGGCCGCCGGTCGCCATGCCGCCGGGCTGAACCTCGCGCCACCCGCCAACGACACGGCACGATACGCCGGCCCGGATCGCCGCCGCTGCGCCGACGATGCCGCCCGAGGTGGCGCCATACTTGATGACGTCGGCCGAGATCGCGTTGTAGCCGGTCAGGTCCGCCGCCGTGTTGCGCAGCACGAGCCGCTTGATGCAGCCGTCCACGTCGAGCGAGACGGAGGAGATGGCCGGGATCGTGCCCGCCGCCGTCGCGGTCGCCAGCGCGGGCGAGGTCGAGGCGACCTTGGCGCCCGAGGCGTCCCAGGCCACGGCGTGACGCTGCTCCCATGCGAACTGCGTCCGCCAGGACTTGTACGTGCGCGGCGCCCCGGCAAGATCAGAGGCGATCCGGCCATCCGAGGTGCGCTTCAGGGCGAGCAAATTGCCGTTGATCGTGATGAGCGGGCGCTCGTCGCGATAGTCGATGCCGGAGCCGCGCAGATCGGCCGTGGTGGGCTCAATCGTGCCGGCGCCGCCGGTGAGGTAGGCGAGAGCCGGGCCCGTCAGAGCGATAGCGTCGGCCTGCGCCGTGACCGCCGCGCCGCTGGTGAGGATCGGCAGCGAGGCATCATCCGTCGCCGCCGTGACGGCCTCTGCTTGCGGCTGGGCGATGCGGATGGTGTGGTCGTAGGCGACGCCGGACTTCACCACCATCGTCAGAAGAACCGTATAGGACGTGGTGTTGGCCGGCATCTGAACTGCCTGCTTGTGCCGGCGCAGAACAGTGTCCCGAGCCATCACGCGATCGTTCAGGGTAATTTCGCTGGTCTGCGTCGCCCCGTTGAAGCAGCGCACCACCAACTGGCACCGAGTGGTGCCATCCGGCGAGAGCGCGCCCTGCGACACGCCGATATAGGCGGAAATCGATTTCCACTCACCGGCCGCAGCGGGGAGGCCCGAAGCGAGCGTGATGGCGTAGCTGCCACCGCTCGTCGTCGTGCCCTGGTAGCGGTGCTCCATGTAGGCGAGGCCGCGCACCTCATCCGTTCCGTAGGCGACGGATCGGGTCAGTCCGGCCGAACCGACGAGCGTGCCCGTCATCCCGGTCGGCAGCGTGCCGGGCGTGCCGGCCGTCCCTCCCGCAAGGACGGAGTTCGGCACATCGTTGCGGCGCGTTTGCTTGCGCTGCCACAGGCCGACATCGTTCCGCGCGATTTGGTTGGCCGGAAAGGTCGAGAATTTACCAGTGCTGTCCGGCACCGTGAGCGCGCTGGGACGGCTGAAGCTGAGAAGGCCAGCGGCGACCGGGTCAGCCACCATGCCGCTCGGGGTCTGGTATGAGCCAGCCGAGAAATTGAGGTCATAGGGGCCGCCGACAACAACGGGCGGCGCCATTCCGGGCCGGCTGGCCGCCGATGCGAGGCGCAGCCTCTGCGGCAGGCGTCCGATGCGCTTGAGCCGGAGCGTCACGGGCCGACCTCAGGCCAGAACCCAGGCGAGACGGTCGCCGGGTGCGCAGAAGAGGTTCCGGGTCTCGTTGGCCGGCACGAGGATACGCGCGGCTCCGCCGCTGCCAGATGCTTGACTGGCATCCGGGGTCGTTCCGAACGCGACGTAGATGTCTTGCGAGGATCGGATCTCAAAGCTCGGCGAGCCGAGATCACCGTCCGATTTCGGTGCCGCCAACGTCGTCACGCCAGCACTCGCCATGGTCTGCGACCAGAGCGGTGCGCGGCCAAGCGACTGCACCACCCCCTTCTGACCGGCGTCGCCGACGTAGCCACAGGCGATATGAACACCGTTGAGCGCCATCACATCCTCCGCACAGTTCGACCGGCGCTTGAGCGCGCCGGTCAGTCGTTACTTCTTGGAGGCCGCCTTGACCGAAGCGGCAGCCTCGGCGCCGCTCTTGGTCGGCACACCCTGTTCGTTCAGAGCGTTGGCGACGGCGTCGTGGCCGGGAATGGTCGGGTCGTTGAAGTCGATCCGGTTCTGATCGACCGTTGTGCCGGCGCGGGGATCGCTGTCCACGGCCGGGTGGCTCATGTCGACGCCGGGCACGACCTGCTGCGGGGCGCCGGAGGTGTTGATCTCGGTGGCGGCCGGGATGTTGGCGGGCTTCTGACCCTCGGTCTCGGCCGGCTTCTCCGACGCGGTGTTGGTGGCGGCCATGCGGGCCTCCTCACGATGCAGAATTGCGGGAAGGGTGACCGGCGGCAGGCAAACGTCCGCCGCCGGGCTTGCCGGGCTCAGGCGGCGATCTGCAGGGCGCGCATCGGCTCGGGGTTGTAGACCCCGCCGCCGACACGCTTGACCGTGTAGAAGGCCACGTACGGCTTGTTGGTGTAGGGGTCGC